ACCACCCAAACCACTGCCGACGGGCTGGGACCAAGTGGGCGGCGTGATTGCCGACATGATGGCGCTCATGGCAACGACGGCCAAGCGTCCACAACCCGTGCTGGCGCTCGGAGCGAGTTTGTGTGCCATCGGCGCGCTGATGGGGCGCAAGTACCGCACCGAGAGCAACACGCGCTCGAACCTTTATGTCGTAGGTATCGCTGAGAGCGGCGCAGGCAAGAACCACAGCCGCGTCGTGATCAATGAGCTGTTCCGTAAGGCCGGGTTGCTGCAATACCTGGGTGGCAACAAGATCGCATCGGGCTCGGGTCTTTTGACGGCCATCCAGCGTCAACCCGCCATTCTTTTTCAGCTAGATGAGTTCGGTATGTTTTTGTCGGCAGCCGCTGACCGTAAACGCTCTCCGCGCTACGTGTGTGAAATCCTGGACCTGATGACCGAGCTGTACACCACATCAGGCACGACTTACTTTGGCATTGAGTACGCAAGCAACCAACTCAACAACGCGCACCGTGCCATTCACCAGCCCTGCGCTTGCATCTACGGCACCACCACACCCTTGCACTTTTGGCAGGCGCTACAGGCGTCTAATGTGGCCGACGGTTCATTGGCGCGCTTTCTGATTCTGGAGAGCGAGGACGATTTCCCCAATAGCAACGAACTCTTTGGCACGATTGATCCCCCGCAAGACCTCATCGACCGACTGCTGCTGATCCACCAGGGAGGTGGTCAGTTGAACGGCAACCTCACGGATGTGGGCGCGATTGATGAAGTGCTGGTGGATCCGCGTGTCGTCCCGATGACCGCGCAAGCGCGTGACGCGTTTCGCTTGCTTGACCACGAGTTGTTGACAAAGCTTCGCTTGTCGCGAGGCACCGGTTTTTCATCGATCTTGGCGCGCATTGAAGAGAACGCAACCAAATTGGCTCTCATTCGCGCTGTGTCGCGCGACGCGGTGACACCGCAGATCGAGGACCACGATGCGCACTGGGGAATTGCGCTCTCGCGCCACTGTGCCGAGCTGACTATTCGAGAAGCAAGCGCACGCGTTTCAGAAAACCAAGTTGAGTCCAACCACAAGCGCGCTTTGCAAATCCTGCGCGATGGCGATGCCGCTGGTATGTCAAAGAGCGAGTTCACGCGGCGCACCCAGTTCATGGACCACCGCCAGCGAGATGGCGTACTGCGTACCTTGACGGACGCCCACCTGATTGAGGTGTTCGCCATGCCAACGGGTGGCAGACCCAGCCAGTGGATCAAGCTGGCGGGAAATGATGTCCCAACTGATCAGTGAACGGTCTATGAGGACTTCTTTCAATTACGACCTTCTTTCAAAGGGGGTGCCTCTATATACAAATAAATACAGGGGTACCTATACGCATCCAAAAATCCTCGCGCGCGCGAAACGCCTGCCCTGGAGGTGGTCAGAGAGAGACATAGGTATATAAATTGAAAGAAGAAGTATTGAAATAAGTACCCCACCAGACCCGGACTCCACCTTTGAAAGATGAAGTATTGAAATAAGCCCCGTCATCTGTTGACGACTTTTTGCAAGCCCTGATAACCGCATCCGATTGAACAAATCGGAAATGACAGACATGAGGGAGCCGCACCCGCCCTGACACGGCTTTGGTGCCAGTGCTCCTCCAGGTCGCACAAGAAAACTTGTACGAACCCTTGGAGGAAATCCCTGATGAATAACAAACCAACCCCACGCCTCGTCATCCTGGCTCTTGACCTGGGTACGACCACCGGCTGGGCGCTGCGCTCGGCAAACGGTCCTGTGGCGCATGGCTTCGTGAGCTTCAAGTCCCAGCGCTTTGAGGGCGGTGGCATGCGCTATCTGCGCTTTGGACGTTGGCTCGATGAGATGCTCGCCTTGAGTGGCTCAGAGAGTGACGCACCAACCGATTCAGCGGTCATTGGAGCCGTTTACTTTGAAGAGGTGCGTCGTCACCTTGGCGTAGATGCTGCGCACGTTTACGGCGGCTTGCTGGCCACGCTGACCGCATGGTGTGAGCGTCACCAGATACCGTACCAAGGTGTGCCTGTGGGCACCATCAAACGCCATGCCACTGGCAAGGGCAACGCGGGCAAGGCCGAGGTGATTGCGGCCATGAAAGCGCTGGGCCACCCGGTCACCGACGACAACGAGGCGGATGCTCTTGCGCTCTTGCACTGGGCGCTGGCGCAGGGTACGGATCCCGCCTTGAGCAAGGAGGTGCGCCATGGCTAAAAAGCAAGTTGCACAGCCATTGACCCATGGCACTTTGGTAAGTCTGCCCGGCGGTCGGGTTGGTGAGTGGATCAGTGAGGCGGAGGAAGGCACCAGCTTTCGCACCGAGCATTTCCGTACTGTCGACTCGCTCGGCCTTTTGATGCGCAACGGCGCGATCACGGCGCAGATGCACGATGCGGGTCAGGACTTCTCTCGCACATTTGTTTTTGCTCAGCTAAGTTCAGCGGGCTCACCACCGCTTGATCGCATACCTGGTGGTCATTGGCAGGACACGATGACTGAGCGCTGTGCCTGGGCTAGAAAGCGGTTGGGTGAGGCGCTCGATGCGGTGGGCGGTATCAGCAGCCCCGGTGGTTGCGCTGTCTGGCACGTGGCCGGTTTGGGACAAAGCGTGAAGGAGTGGTCTGCCCAAGAAGGGTGGAACGGACGATCACTCAATCAATATGAAGCCAAGGGTATTTTGGTTGGCGCTTTGGGGGTGTTGGCGGTGCATTATGGGTACTCGCGATAAATCATCAAATAACCTATTGACGCGGTATATATCGAAGAGGTAGCATTCTGCTAATCACTCAAATTACGCCCACACGGTTTACGCCTTGTGGGCGTTTTGTTTGGGTCTTCACCTCTCACATCTATCGCGCTTGCAAGTACCCGCTACCGGTTGACTTACACGCTGCGCTCCAACCCGAAAGCTTGCCAATGACACCCGAGATCCGAATGGTCCCGGTGGATTCGCTCATCCCGTATGCGCGAAACGCCCGCACCCACAGCGAAGACCAGGTGGCACAAATTGCCGCATCCATCTCCGAGTTTGGTTTTACCAATCCCATCCTGACAGACGGCGAAAAAGGAGTGATCGCAGGGCATGGCCGCTTGGCTGCTGCGCGCAAACTTGCACTGACACAAGTGCCCGTGATTGAGCTGGGCCACCTCACTGCAATTCAAAAGAAAGCCTACATCCTGGCCGACAACCGCATCGCTGCAAACGCTGGCTGGGACGAAGAGTTGCTCAAGCTTGAGATTGCCGAACTCGATGAGGCTGACTTCAATCTGGAGTTGATGGGCTTTGGTGACGAAGAACTCGAGCGTTTGCTCAATGGCGACGGCGACACCACGGGTCTGACCGAGGACGATGCAGTTCCCGAATTGCCAGCCGAACCTGTTTCCAAAACAGGTGATGTGTGGGTCTTGGGTCAGCACCGTTTGCTGTGTGGTGACTCCACAGTGCTCTCAGATGTCGAGCGCCTCATGAACGGTCAACTCGCCGACATGGCGTTCACTGATCCACCCTACAACGTGGACTACGGCAACAACGCCAAAGACAAGATGCGCGGCAAGGACCGCCGCATCATGAACGATGCGCTCGGTGACGGGTTCTACAAGTTCCTTTATGACGCCTGTGTCAACTTGTTGGTAGTCACCAAAGGTGCCTGCTACGTGTGCATGAGCTCATCCGAGTTGCACACACTGCAAAAAGCCTGGCTTGATGCGGGTGGAAAGTGGTCGACATTTGTGATCTGGGCCAAGAACACTTTCACGCTCGGTCGCGCCGACTACCAGCGCCAGTACGAGCCCATCCTCTACGGATGGAAGGACGGGGCTAAACACTTCTGGTGCGGCGACCGCGACCAGTCAGACATTTGGAATTACAACAAGCCTCGCGTGAACGACCTGCACCCGACGATGAAACCGGTGGAGTTGGTAGAGCGTGCCATTAAGAACTCATCGAAGACGCGTGACATCGTGATCGACTTGTTTGGCGGCTCTGGCACCACGCTTATTGCCTGCGAAAAAACCAATCGACAGGCACGACTCATGGAGATGGATCCCAAGTATGTGGACGTGATCGTCAAGCGCTGGGAGGACTTCACAGGACAGAAAGCCACCCGTGAATCGGATGGCTCTGCGTTTTCAGATCTTGCGCCGCAAGGTCAGTCTGTTTTGGATGTTGTGGGGAGCGAGCTGGAGGGTGAGACCCTGTAGACCCGCTCACCACCGCTCTCCTTGACGGAGTCGATGGTCAGGCCCAGTTTCTTTTTCAAAGTCCCGGCCATGCATCCGCGCACCGTGTGCGCTTGCCAGCCTGTGGCCTCCACCATTTGCGGAAGGGTTGCACCTTCTGGGCGCTTCATCAAATCGATGAGCACCGACTGCTTACTACCTTCGCGTTTGGATTTGACCGGTGGCTCAATGCCAATGGCCTTCAACCCTGCGGTGGTGAGGGCAAAGCGGGTTGAACCCGCAGCGCCTTTGCTGTGTGGGCGGATCAGACCTTCATTGCCAAGGCTGGTCAGAACCTTGATCAACGCACCACCTTTGAGGTTGGGCGGAAAGTCGGTCAGCACAAGCTGAGGATGGCTGGCTGCAGCGTTGAGAAGCAAGGTTTGGCTGGGTGTGAGTTTCATGTTGATCTCCGGCATCAGTTTGGTTGAGTTGTTTGTTTGGATTGCTGGCCAGCCGTGAATGCGGCTTGCAGGGCTTCTTTGAGGCCCCAGACGCTGACTTCATGAAAGTCCAGTCGGTCGCTGTTGCGTGTTGCCAGCGTGTCGATGTGCAGATGTTCTGCGGCGATTTGGTTGAGCAGACGCTCCAGTGTTTTGGCGTCCATTACTTGGCTCTCCCCACCTTGTGAATCTGGCGAGCGCGGTCAAAGCCGACCCACTCGCCTTGTGTGTCAAGGCCGCGTGAGGCCAGCTCTTCGCGGGCCAGCAGGTTGAGGTCAAGTTCGCCGCGTGCGGCGGCTGCCAGCACCTTGGTTAGTGCGATCTGGATGAACCCGACCTCATCGACGGTGAACTGTGTGGTGTAGGTCATTTGCAAAGCTCCTTGGGTTGTTGATGACGTTCCTATGAACGCTCTGATTCCCAGTGAAGCCAAGCTTTATCTGCATCATTTGCGATTAGTTTTTTGAAAGAGTTGGCAATAAGCCAATAACAAGCCGCCATGCCCCGCAGTGCTCCAACACCCTGCCGACATCCCGCCTGTGCGTTGGTGCTGGACAAACCGGGCTACTGCGATCAACACCGTACCCAAGTGCACCGGGACTACGGGCGAGCCAGGCGTGGCTTTGATGCCGAGGTGGGCTTCTACCAGTCAGTGCGCTGGCGTGAGGTACGTGCCGCCTTCCTGCGAGAACACCCGTTGTGTGTGGCTTGCAAGGCGACTGGACTGGTGGTGGCTGCCAAGGTTGCTGACCACATCAGGCCGCTCAAGGACGGCGGTGAGCGCTTTGATTGGGTGAACCTGCAAGGCCTTTGCGTCTCATGTCACAACCGAAAGACGGCGCGAGAGACCGCACGGCGCAGCTGACCCCCCCCTAGGGGGTCTGAATCTCTACAGACGGCGGCCAAAGATGCGTGCGCCTGCCAAGATTTTTGCGCGTGCAAATTGAAACCAAGGGGGGGTCCCCCAGAACGGAAGATTAATGGCCGGAAGAAAGCCGCTCCCCACGGAGATCAAAAAGCTCAGGGGAACCCTGCAAAAGTGCAGGACCAACCCGCATGAGCCACAGCCTCAAGGGGATCTGGTCGCGCCGCCCGAGTACATGTCAGATGGTGCCAAGCAGGCCTGGCGTTATGCCATTGAGAGCGCGCCTGAACATTTGCTGCGCAAACTCGATATGTCGGTGCTGGAAGTCTGGTCCTGCGCTGCGGATTTGTACCGCAAGGCTCAGATCGGCATTACCAAAACTGGCCTATTGATCAAAGCGCCGAACACCGGAGTGCCAATGCAGTCGCCGTACCTGGCCATTGCGAACAAGCAGGCCCAGATCATGACCAAGGCAGCGGTGGAGATGGGATTTACGCCTGCTTCACGTTCGCGGATCACACAACCCACAGAGGCCGAGATTGATCTCGATCCTTGGGCGGACATTGCAGGCTGAGACTGAACTTTGGCGACCGAGAATTACGTTGATGTTGCCCGC